AAATATACCACGGAAGAGTTACAGGAAGAACTTAACCGAAGATCGAATGTGGAAAAAGATGAACAAAAACTATACGTTGGATTGATGGACACCCATGGTGTTGAAAGCATCGTATTAGCTGACACTGCTGAGCAATTCAGTAAGGTTATATCGTCTCTACAATTGAGATCAAGATTTAATACTCAAAGATCTCCAGAGATCTACTCAGTTAGAATGCCTGTCGATTTGTTCTCCATTCTCAATGATCGAATAAAAAATGGTTATGAAGGCGATTTCATTGAAGTAGCTAACGTTCTAAAAGGACTGTCCACTTATAAAAAAATTGGATAAACAATCTCTCATTCTCGAATAAAATAACCATGTCAAATAGATTACTCACTGAAATTCTTCGTCCAAAGAAGATTGATCAACTCATTCTCCCTCCTCGTATAAGAGCTGTTCTTGGAGATGGAACTCTTAAGCAGAATTATCTCTTTTACGGAGGTCCTGGATTAGGAAAAACTTCAGCTGCTAAAGTTCTAGCAGCAGGCTATCCTTATATCTATATCAACTGTTCTGATGAAACAGGAGTAGATACTGTAAGGGAGAAGATCACAAAATGGTGCTCAACTATTTCAGTTTTGGATGGAGCTGAATCATTGAAAGTAGTTATCTTGGATGAGATTGATGGAGTTTCTGAACAATTTTTCAAAGCTCTTCGTGGAACTATTGAAAAATTTGCAGAGCAAGCTAGGTTCATTGGAACTTGTAATTATTTCAATAAGATTCCCGAAGCTATGCACTCTCGATTCACTCTTGTAAATTTCGATTTCTTGGATGCTGAAGAGGAGGATTTTGTGTACACTGAACAAGTGAAAAGAGCTACTATCGTTCTAGGAAAATTAAACATAGTTTCTACACCTGAAGCCGTTGAGGAACTTGTGAAAAGATGTCTTCCTGACATGAGAAAACTTTTCAACCGCATCCAAGCTATGCAAATTAGCGGCATAAAAGAACTTACAAAGGAGTCCATCATGAAAACCGAATGGTCATTCGAGGACATCTTTAAAGTTTGTGCAGGAGCACCTGATCCCTATAATAACTATGTCTTTATGGTGAACCAATATGGATCCAGGGTTGATGATGTTCTCGGTTCCCTTGGAAGTGAATTTCCTAAATGGCTAGAGGAAAAGCATCCCCAGAAATTATCACTTTTACCTGGTATCATTGTAGAAATAGCCAAGCACCAAGCTCAAAGGGTACATGTCATAGATCCAGCAGTTACTATGCTATCATGTGTCTTCACTATTCAGACTATTCTCAATAAGTAAAACAGATTTTTTTCCAGGCGTTTATGATATATAGTTCATAAATTCCAATGGATAAAACTGCAAACTGTAACCTAAAAGGCTTGGAAAGGCTTAAAGTCCTTTCCGAGGAAATATCGGCTAAGGAGGCTAAAGAATCTGAAGTTAAGAAAGAGATTGTGGATAACCTAGAAAAAGTTTGTGGGATGTTGGAAAATGTAAAAATGACAAAAAAGCGAGTTCTCGAAGAGATCAAGCTCATCATAAATAAATTTTCCTGATATGTCTGATAACAGCTGGAATGAATACTCGAGGCTTGTGTTAAAAGAATTAGAAACTTTAGCAGTGGGAATAGCGAATTTGAACACTGAGATTCAAGATCTTAAGAAAGAGATAGCTCTTATCAAGGACAGGGAAGATAAGGTAGAAAAGCTCACTGACTGGAAAGAAAAGATTAGCGATGTAGTTTCTCCTTCACAGCTTAACGAGGTTGTGAAAGACGTCAAGGATCTTAAAGATTTCAAAACTAGAGCTATCACAATTTTTCTAGTAGCTCAAGCTATCATGGGTATAGGATTAGCCATTATCAATCACCTGAGCAAATAAGTCTGAAACTAGTCATATTTTTCGTATAGAAAATATATGATACAATTATTCGATTACGTTAAGATAGTTTTTTCTAAAAACGAAAAGTCCTGGAAAGAACTTAAAGATACTGATAAGTCCAGAAACTTCTTTATGCTCAATCGTTTCATGTGCATAAAGTATCCTGTTCAAGCTAATATGTTATCGCACTATCGAATTGATCCAGTAGCTGTTTCAGATTATTGGCATAGGACAATGTCATCCCTCTTCAACACTGCACCTAATTGGATCTACGCCAAAACTAAAAAGAAGAATGAAGAAGCCAAGAAATTAGATCTTCCTTCACCTGAAATGATCAGATGGTACTGTGATAAAAATGAGATGTCAAAGAAAGATTTTGATCAAAATGTCAAATTTTTCGGGGATGATTTTATCAAAGAACTCAAATCACTGGAAAAACTCTTGAAGAGCCAAGGAGTTCTTAATTAAGTTCTTACCGGCTACTGTGATATATAGAAAAAATAGTCACAAGTAGATGAGCAATTCTCTAAGAGGAAAAAAGATTTCGGATTCTTTCTCCAAGCTAGTACAGGTAATAGAAGGCGTATTTTATGATGGGTTAGGAAACCCGTTAACCAAACTGAATGGAGCCACAGCAGGAATAGGTCCTCAAGGAGTTCAAGGATTGCGAGGTGCTATAGGTTTTTCCGGTATCGGAGGAACACAAGGATTTCAAGGATTTCAAGGATGGCAAGGATTAGATGGAACCCAGGGATACCAGGGAAATATTGGATTTCAAGGTCTTCAAGGGTATGAAGGTCCTCAAGGTTTTCAAGGATACGAAGGATTTCAGGGATCACAAGGATTTCAGGGATTTCAGGGATCACAAGGATTTGAAGGACCCCAAGGCTGGCAAGGATTCGAAGGAGCTCAAGGCTGGCAAGGATTTGAAGGAGCCCAAGGCTGGCAAGGATTTCAAGGAGCTCAAGGCTGGCAAGGACCGCAAGGTGTAGAGGCGTCTAGGGACTTTTTATCTGTTGTGCTATCAGGTGGTGCTACTACCGGGCCATCTTCGCTTTCCCTTTATAACAAATCCGGTACTTATAATAGAAATTTGACACATGATCTTGAAACTATTTTTCTAAATCCTTCTTCTGAAACGGATAAAACTTACCAGGTTTTAGTTTCATTTTTTGTGTACGATATGGCCGTAGAACCTTATACATTTAGATTCAAAACGGATAATGTGGTATGGGGTTTAGAAATTGGAATGGGGACACACGCAGTTGACGATTTTTCTTATAATGTTTACACTTATTCCGATATTATAGTTTCAAGTACTCCGGTATCTTTAGAATTTTGGAGAACTAGCACTAACACCATTAATCCATCTGTGCAAGGATTTATTAACATTATAGAGGTATAAATATGAGTACGATAGATCCGGAATTTCAGAATGATCAAGATCTTTGGGGAAGTGACCAAGACTTATGGGATGCTTCCATAGTATACGAGAAAGCGACTTCTAGCACTCTGTATGCTTCAGGTGAGTACCTGATCCTTGGAAATTCTAAACCATATCTGAACGTCCAGAATCCTAAAGGGGTCATAGAACATATACAAGATAGTGGTTCTGGTACTATTTTCAAAAAGGAATTTAGATATTCCGTAGATAGCTCATCATTCTCAGAATTCCAGGAACTGACTACTGAAGCTTTGCAAGCTTTAGGACCATTTCAATGGGTATGGTTTCAGTTTAGATACATTCTCCTCAGTGGAGGCCCAGCTACTATCAGTAAAGTAGAGTTAGATTTCGTTCCTATCGCGGTCAATAAATTTGACGGTTATGTCGCTCCTGCTATACAGGATGAGTCTAGGGTGTATGCTTTCCCTGTGACATACAAGTCTAATTTCCTATGGGAGCCTTATAAGATGAATAGAGCTATTCGTCTCTATAAGGATCTTAATCTAATGGTCAATAATTTATTTGGACACGAGACTACATACTATAGGGCTCTTCCGTATGGAAGAAGCAAGGATGTGACATTGATGGAATATTCGTTATACGAACATGATGATGGTAAATGTGTCAAGTTAGTAGTGCCTAACAACCAATTCCCTGATAACAAACTTAACATGGGTCCTTTTGGTGTGGATTTTGAACTTCCATTCGAGGTAGAAATTGATAAAGATTACTTTCAGAAAATTTTCGGGGATGGCACAGGACCTCAGAAAAGGGACGTTGTTTATTTTCCCAGGACTAACCGTGTTTACGAAGTTTCAAGCTCTTATCTTTTCAGAGATTTTATGAATGAACCTCTGTATTTTAAAGTCAGCCTCATTAAGTGGTTGCCTAAGAGCAATGCGGAGCCATCTGAAACTTTAACCAACCTCGAAGAATACACTACTAGCGCAGGTAAATTATTCAATGACCTGATAGAGGACGAGGGTATTCAAGTTACAAATCCCCAACAGTACACAGTGGCTACTACTATAGACGATCCTGTTAGATCTTTCTTATCTAAAGAACAGACTATTATCAATGAGAATGTTCTTAATTACTATAACGTTATTTCCGAGTACCATTATAAGATGGAAGCGTTGGCATACGAAAATAAACTAGAGGTTGTCATAGATAACTCTCTATTAAAAAAGGATACTACTTACTACGCAAGATTCAGCCCTTCATCCGTGCAGAATGACGTACAGTATTATTATTCTATGAAAAAGATGGTGTATCTGGGAGATAATGAATACGGGAAAAGTATATTTAGGTATGAGGCTGGAAATTCACAACTGGAGAGTTATGTTAACGCTTCTCAAGTTTTCTATCCAGGGTCTCTATTGAATCTCTATTTAGGAGAGTATGCCGGAGAAACAGAGGCTGAAGTTATAGTATCGTGTGATGTTACAGGGTATGCGAGTTCTTACATACCTAAAGTTGTCAAGTATAAAGCTCCAGGGACATTTACATCAACCACAGATCGATCATTCTCTGCGTGGTTTAGGAACAGAGACGCATCTACCTCGAAGATTAAAATAGATGGAAGTGTTTCTTTCGATCAATATTCTAATGAAATAGTGATAGCGCTCGATAAGAAATTCTTATTTTTCGTAGGAGACTCTGTGATTGTCAGCAGGACTAGCTCTTCGGATTTTTACATCTATGGAGAGATCATCTCAGTGATTGATGAGAACAATATAGTAGTCAAAGCCGACCAGAATATCATAAACTATGTATCTTCTAGTTTCCCTTCTTGGACTTCTTACACGGATCTCCAAGTTCAGAAATCACTTCCTAGAGTCTTTTTAGATTCTATTAAAGATGAGAAAGGGATTAGAATAGAGATGAGAGGGAACAGACATTTTATTATCACCCTCAATGGAACACAGACGTATTTCAGTATCCCATCAAACACTGCAGGATTGGAAAATTTGAAATGGTATGCAGTGTTTGTGAACTTTAGTAATACGTTCAAGCAGCTGACATTGAATATATGGAGAACACAATGGGATCCTTCTACTAACCTACCTGCAACAACAGATATGAAGATGGTGTACAATAAAACTGTTCCTATGCTCAAGGGAGATTACTCATCTGATGATAATTATTATCTCACTCCTTCTTCTATGGATTTAACTAATGTACGTCTCTTCAATAAAACAGCTGAAACCGATAAACAATCCTTGATACTAAATCAGAATATTGTGAAAGATGCCCAATTAGCTATTATAATTGACAATGCTCTTCCACAATCTAAACTACCTTACGTAGGTTATACCAGATAAAATATGAGTAAAGAAAATATAGAAAACTTGAAGAAGAAAGCTAAAGATCTGGAAGATATTCTTCTAGGTCTGGATCAGTCTGGAATTGACTCAGTCTCCGGAGAAGAAGTTCTTCCTAAATTAAAAGCAATCTCTCCTTTGGATTACGATTCTGTGAAGAATGAGAGCGACAGGAAAGCTTCTGACATAGTCGAAGCTGTTATCCTAATGTACCTTCCACAGGATTTTATCACGCAGCACGATTATGTGTACCAGAAGATGGAAGTCGATAAGCTAACAGTTTCAAATCTTCTATTTCAGATGAAAACTGCTGAGCATGCTATCAAGAAACTTTTAGAGGAGATTGACAATGGCAGCACGCATGCAAGATCTTTCGAGGTTCTTGCATCTTTGCAAAAATCTAAGATGGAGATTGTAAAACACTTAGCGGCTTTCATGGTCACTATGGAGAATAACTATAAGAATCTGAAATACGATTGGAACACCACTGTAGAAAAGAAACCAGAAGAACTTGGAGAAGCCAGGATACAGGAGGAAGATTCCAGTAATAAATTTAGAGGGACTAAAAACTTGATGTCCATGGTGCAATCTTACGTAGAATCCGCTAAGAAAAAATCTGAAGATGACGACACCTTCCAAGACCTTACAGGTCAGTAATAAAAATAGAGTCTGGACTACTGAGCGTGCTATGGAGTGCCTCAGGTTGATAGAAGAGGGCCGAGATGTCCCAGGAGGCACACCGTTTCACGAGGGAGATCCTAACTGGAAAACAGCTGATTTAGTGTATGAATACACTGAAGAGGAGATGATGGAAATTGCTAAATGTGCAGCGGATGTCAATTATTTTGCCAATAATTACTGTCATGCTATGACGGATTATGGGATTCAGAAAATTACTTTGAGAGATTATCAAGAGGATGTTCTAAAGGCTTTTCAGGATCATCGCTTCAATGTCTTTCTGGCATCAAGGCAGATTGGAAAGACAGTGACTTCAGCGATTTTTATCACATGGTACCTTCTATTTAATATAGACAAGAATGTGATAGTCCTGGCGAATAAGGGAGCTACCGCAGCTGAAATCATAGATAAGATCAAAGCTGTTCTTAAAGGTCTTCCATTTTTCATGAAACCCGGACTTATCCAGAATAATGTGATGACTATGAAACTGGACAATGGTTGCAGATTGATAGGTCAGGCTACTACCAAATCAGCAGCTATCGGTTTCACCATACACCTGGCTTACATGGATGAGTTTGCTCATATCCATGCAAACTTCCTTGAACCATTCTATCGTTCAGTTTATCCCACTATCTCATCCTCACAGATTTCTCGTGTAATTATCACTTCTACTCCTAATGGGAGGAATAAATTCTGGGAAATTTACCAAGGAGCTATAGAGAAGAGAAATGAATACAATGCGTTAAGAGTAGATTGGTGGCAAGTACCCGGTAGGGATGAGACTTGGAAAAAACGTGAGATTGGAAACTTAGGATCTGAAGAACTATTTAACCAAGAGTATGGAAATCAATTCTTAGCAGGGGACACTTTACTTCTAGGCGGAGATGCTCTTCGAGCAATGAAGAAGACTGTAAAAGCTTACACTTGGAGACAGATAGATTGTTATGAGTATGCGGATATAGATTATAGTAATCTTAAATGGCATCCGAATTTTAATCCATGTTCACCTTTTGAATCAGAAGATAAATTTGTAGCATCCATAGATATTGCAGATGGGGCTGGAAGAGACTTTAGTGTGATTAACATTTTCAAAGTTCTTCCTATGAGTTTATGTGCTATAAGAAGACTTAGGCGTGATAGGGTTGAGAATGAGACCGCCGGAATGAGACTTGTCCAAGTAGGAGTGTTTAGGTCTAATAAGGCAGGAGCAGATGAGCTTTCTAAGGTAGCAGAAGTTCTCATTTTCAAACTATTTGGAGCAGAAAGAATAAGAGTAGCGTTAGAGATGAATTTTAAGGGAGACTACTTCATAGAAAAAGTATCCAAGAATCCTGAATACTATGATCAGATCTTTCTACACACTAGACATAACGAAAGGTCCCAACGAACATCTCTGGGAATAAAGCTTCATAAGCACAACAAGATGTTTTTTTGTAGGGAATTTAGGAAGATGGTGATGGAAAAGAGGGTGGTACTTAATGAACAGATTACTTTTGACGAGATGAATGATTTCGGTATCAACCCTAATGGCACGTATTCGTCACAGTCTGGACATGATGATGTAGCTATGACATGCGTTAATCTCATTCCTTATATGCTTTCAGAGTACTTCTCGGAGACGGTAGAAGATATATATGAAAACTTACCTCCTTCTATACGGACTGAGATACAAAAGAAGCTGAATGAATCTGATGTTAAAGAAGATACATCTCTGAGTTACCTGAAGGACTTCCTTTGAGAAAAAGGAAATAAGTTTCAGATATATAGTAAAAGATAAGCAGAAACAAAAATTACTCGCTGACATGGCAAAAATTAGATTAGATCTGAGTCAATTTAAAGCTTCCGGTGTATACACTGTGGAGTTTGATGCATCAGAAACTATACTTCTCAACACACAAACTACGAGGCTAGTGGTAGGTTTTTCAAAGAAAGGACCCATCAACGCCCCAGTTTTCTGCCCGGACATTAAGACTGCAAGAAGGATTTTCGGAGACATTGATAAGGACCTTGAAAGTAAGGGTTCCTTCTTTCATAGGAGTCTATTCACGTGTCTTGAAACAGGGCCTTGCTTCGCTCTTGCTCTTGTAAAATTGAACGATGATACATCTACTGCTAACGCGGATTATGATGTGTATAGAAGTTTTTCATTGAGTGTGGGAGAAGCTAATGGAATAACTGCATCAGCATTATACAGTTCTTACTTTAATAAGGAAAGATTCTATTTCCCTGACACTTCATACTTCTTAGCAACAGTTGATGCAAATATCACTAACACTGGTAAGCTTTTCAACTTTGTGAACTTAGGACAAACTCCTTTCAGTATCATAGTTAAAAAGACTGGTGATTTGACAGGTTTTAATGTAACTGCTAGAGATTGGTTTGGTGCAGGTAATGTTCCAGCTTTTGTTAGGGAATTTGATTATATCTCGGAGTATTTCGTAGATATTGATATCGTCAGCGGGGATTGGACTAACTTTGAAACATTAAGTACTGATCCAACATTCTCAACTTACTTTACTTCAGCAGGTCTTACGAAGAGTAAGATCAACGATTTCTTAAATGCACCAGAAGTTACTAGAATCGGTTCATTCAGAGGTTGTGTCATCCCTGATTTAGTTGACAACAATGGAGTAAATTACTCAATTGATACTATTGTTAACGCCGGAATCGCAACTACCGGATTATTCTGTGCATTGAACAGAGACGCATTAAACGATTACGATCCAGCTGACACAACTTCTCCAGGAAGGGTGGATATGATTGGTCATACTTTGATTAACTCTACAGAGGATTACATCAACTTCCTCTCTTACTATTTCGCAGCTAAAGAGTATTTTGATTACACTCAAATTTCTACTAATACCACAATTTACACCTATGATTTCGGTCCTGGTGCTACGTCTAACTTACCAGCTGGTCTAGGATCTACTGGAGCATCTTATGGTGCCGCTGCAAATGGTTACGACGAGAACGATCCGGCTAAAGTTGCATACTACGAAAGTTTCTATGGAACAGGAAATGAAGGTAAATTCAATAACATTCTTGTTCTTAGAAAAGAAGCGTTTAGCACATCACAGTATGAAATTCTTAGCAATCTAACAGTAGGGTCTTCTATTGCATTAGAAGGGTTATCCGCTGGAGCAACACAACAAGCCACTATTTCTTCTCTTAACGAAGTTGTAGTAGGATCTGATACTCGATTGAAACTTGGTATCTCTCACCCTGATAAACAAACAGAGGGCACTACAATCGGAAAGAACGCACCAGTTCTAAGCGTAACTGGAGCGACCGTAACTGTAGCTGGAACTACTGCATCTGCAGAAATAAACGTAGGAGACTGGGTCTTCGCTGAAAATACAGGGGTTAGGTATTACTTTAGAGCAATTGCACTATCTGATGATGGAACTGATTCATTCATCCAAGTCGATACAACTAACGCTATATTCGGTGGAGCAACTAATATTGCTAACATCACTCCTTTCTACACAGTTTACTGGGAATCTACTGTTAACGTAGCAGGTTCTAAATTTGATGTGATTCCTATCACAGCTTACGATGGAACTAATACTAAGTTCGTGACAACTCCTGAACCGGATAGGTTCACATACACTTCAGTAGCAGGTGGACAAAGTTATTACACTGGTTATGAGTACTCTCAAGCTTATGAAGATTTTGACACAGGAGTTCTTTCAAATGCGGATAAAGCTTATGTAGCCGGACCAGTTCCATTGTACTTAACTGCTACATTCGGAAGCGATATTGACACAGTGAAAACTGTTACTATCAAAGCTTACTATGATCCAGAATTAACTATCGGTTACACTGGTTCTTGGACATTCTCGGCTATCACGGACAACACTGGAGCTACATTCTCACCAGTAGCTTTAAGGATCTATTCATTAGTCGGAGAGTATTCTTCCACTATTGGAGCAACTGGATTCTCTACCACAAGAACTAGTTGTTATATTGCAGCAGCAGATGTAGATTCTGTTCAAGTTGGAGAATACTTAGTAGCGGATCCTCTTAACACTGGAACTTCTACTGATTTTATTCTAACTAGAGTAGTATCTAAGCAAAAAATCTCTTCTGGAACTTTCACAGGTTTCTATAAGATCTCAGTTAATCAACGTCTAGCATCAACTGGTGCTTACGCTACTAACATTGTTAGATTTAAGACTATTCAGGAAGCTGCACCAGCTTTCCAACCAACTTATCTATCAGGATTTAAGTACACTAGTTATCACTTACCAAACGGGTCTGATAGCCAATTAGCTAAAATCTATGGAATGTTGGATCCTGCTAACTCTAACTTATCAGAAGCGTTATCTAGCCGTCACGTAATAGCGTTCAGGTACATCATTGATACTTTCAATGGTGGATTACAACCTCAATCTTACCCAAAGAACATTGTTACTAAGTTGGCTAAGAGAAGGTTGCTATGTATGGCTATCATGAATGCACCATCTATTCAGAAGTTTATCAATAGCACTGACCCAAGGTTCACTGAGCTTCCAACAGCTTCAGATCCTAAGCCATTGCTAAACACACGTTACATTTCTGAAGGTGGAAATCTTTCATTAGGTCCTTCCTTCACATATTCTCTTCCTGATGAAGAGAACGGAGCAAAATTCGCTGGATTCTTTGCACCATTCTTAACTATCAGAGAGAATAATAAGAACACGAACATTCCACCTGCAGCGGATGTATCTAATAACTTTATCAGAAAGTTTATCAACGGGCAACCTTACGCAATCGTGGCAGGACCAAGACGTGGAGTTCTTTCTAATCCAAAACTTGTTGGACTAGAGTATGAATTCTCTGACACTGACAGGGGTTATTTGGAACCATTCGGATGGAATCCTATTGTATTCAGAAGAGGAATCGGATTTATGATATTCGGTAACCAATCTGCATTCCAGAAGACACCTTCTGCATTCAATAACCTTCATGTTAGAGATCTTCTGATCACCATCGAGGAAGCTATTGAGGATATCTTGGCAAACTTCTTGTTCGAATTCAATGATGCATCTACAAGATTGCAAATCAAATCTATAGTAGATGCTTACTTAGATAACGTAAGATCTGGTGGTGGAGTTTTTGATTACCAAACTATCATGGACGAAAGCAATAACACTCCAGATATCATAGATCAGAATTTCGCAATCATTGATGTAGGAATTGAACCAGCAAGAGGCGCTCAGAAGTTCATCAACCGTGTAACAGTTCTTAAGACTGGTGGAATCGCTTCAGGTGGATTTACAGTAGCATAAAACGTAGATTCAAAAAGATAAATAATAAAAAGAAACCAACATGGCAAAGTTACCACATTATAGGAATTCCTCAGCCGGTATGAATAAGTACGAACCAGTTTATCTAAACTTGTTCGAGATCACTCTTCAGCCTCCAGCAGGATTGCCTAACTGGAATACACCTCTTCTTATGGAGCAGGTGATCAAGGTCACTGGTCTGGATGTAGATAAAACTCCTCCAGCAGGTGTTACTCAAACCTACAAAGGATGGACACGTTCTTATGCTAACTCTAAGCTAGATCAGACTTTCGTGGATATCGCTGTAGATTTTGAAGTTAACTTGGATGATGCAAATTCTATGTATATGTACAAGGGATTGAAAGCATGGTGTACCAGGGTATTCGATCCTCTTACAGGAGCGATGAGTTTGAAAAAGGACTACGCCGGTGGTCCAATGGTTATCGAATCATACAACCGTCAAGGGGATGTTTTCAGAAGGTACACTTTTGATGTGGTTTGGCCTACAACTAACATCAATGCTATCGAATTCGATTACGCTTCAACTGACAAGTACACCATCTCTGGATTTACCTTTAGAGCAGATTACTGGAACGATACAACAGCATAAGAAACAAATTGATTATATTAAAAAGGGTTCTCAGAACCCTTTTTTCATGCGTAATAATATCAATACGCATTTAAAGCATGCCGCAAATAAAACACACAGATGGAAAACGAATTAAATCACGAAGAAGAAGCTAGAAGGCTTATCATGGAAAAAGAAGGCGCTCAAGCACCTCAGGCTGCTCCTGTAACTTCTTTAGGTAAGATACAGGTTGAAGAAGAACCTACTACCATTATTGATGATATTGGATGGATAAGAATTAAATCTGAGACTCTTCCTTCGCAAGGTGTTTTTTATCCAAGAGGAACTGAAATTACGATAAGAGCCGCTTCGGCTGGAGAGATTCGTCACTGGTCAACAATCGATGAGGAAGATCTATTAAGTCTTGACGATGCATTGAATAGACTTGTGGATAAGTGCTGTAAGGTAAGGTTTTCCGGGATGTTAGGATCATTCAAGGATCTCAAAGAGATTGACAGGTTCTTTATAGTGTTCGCTATCAGGGAATACACTTTCAAAAAAGGAGAAAATGCACTGAATGTCACTTTTAGTTGCAAGAGCTGTGGAAAGAATGACACACGTTCTATCGTGAAAGAAATGTTATCTTATTATGCACCAGCTGTAGAATTGCAACCTCGTTTCTCTGAAGAAGAAAGATGTTTTCACCTTCGCTTGAACAACGGAGAAGATATTAAACTCTACCTACCAACGTTAGGTGTTATGAGCTTTATCAAACAGTATATCAGGGAAAAAGCCCAATCTAAACAGGAGTATGACCAAGCATTTCTTAAATGGGCACCTTTTCTTTTCGCCGATTGGAGATTGTTGAATGAATCTAGCTACACTAAATTATTGCAAGATTCATACGCATGGTCACTGGATAAAATATCTGTAGTGGATTGGTTCGTGGATCAAATGTCTAAAACTATCAAGGCTGAATTGAATCATGATTGCTCTACATGTGGTGCGGAGGTCACCGCCCCTATATCCTTTCGTGGAGGAGTCAAAAGTCTTTTCCTTATTTCAGATATCTCTTCAAAACTACTATGATCTTAGAGCAGCCTTGCTCAAGTACTCACATCTGCAGCCATCTGAGATGGACAGGCTTCCATTCTTTGAATTAGAAGAATTATTGGATAGTCTTAAGGGTTTGGCGGAGAAGGAGGAAGAAGAACGTAAGAAGAAGGAGGGCAAGGAACGAGGTTCTATGCCTAACTTCAATATGAATTCTATGATGTCTAGGATGAATAACGGAAGCGGTCTACCATCACCTTCTATGCCTAATCTTAAAATGTAATGTTCACTTTTGAGTGAATATATAGAAAAAGAATCTTTTAAGGTTGGGTGAAAAGCAGTTAGATGCTCTATTAGGGATCTCCAGGAACATGGAGAAATCTCTAGCGAATATAGAGAAATCAATGTCAGATACTGGCAAAGGTGGCGGAAAAGCCGCCGGAGTGCTATCCGGTCTTGCTCAAGGAGTGGGTTCTCTGGTAGCAGCTTTAAGTGTTAAGAAATTTGACGATAAGAAAGCCAACACTATTTTAGAGTTCTCTAGGGGATTAGTTCAAATAGTTAATTCAGTCGATGCATCAAAAGCTAAAGATTTTGGAGAATTTGCTACTGGAATGTCAGCAGCCTTTGAGACTATTATTTCTGTAGTAAGCCCTGTAAAACTTCTCAAACTTAAAATTGGGACTGCTATTCTATTTGGTGGTAAAAAACCTCTTATACAGCAGATAGCGGAAGGAATGCAAAAAGCATTCGCTAATGTGGATGCACGAAAAGTTAAGGATGGAGCAACTGCTATAAAGGAAATGGGTGAAGGACTTCTTTCCCTTTCTAAAGCTATGACAAGATTTGCTTTGATTGCATTAGTAGCTCCTTTAGTTGTAATAGGTGCTCTTGTCGTGAGAGCAGTTATAGGTATGTTTGTGTCTCTAGGTAAAAGGGCTAAGGAAATAGAGGCAGGCGGAAATGCGATAAAAGCTCTTGGAAAAGGGCTTGCATATTTTTCCGCAGGTCTTGCTGCTTTAGTTTTAGTGGTGAT